TGAGACGTGGTCTCGACTTGCACGCCACCGACAAGAACGGGGGAAGAAACGCTGATCATGGTCCGGGTGACTCCGATTTGATGGGTATGCGCATCATGCCATCGCGGTACTCATCGCGACGACGGCGACCCTGTTGTTCAATGCCCAGACCCTGCAGCGCTTCCTTGTATGCCTGACGGAAGTACTGCAGCATTTCAGCCGGACCCTTGGTGTAGCTGTACGCCTGGATCAAACACGCATACAAAAGCGCCTCAGGCGCGTTGTTGCTGATCCAGGTCGTCGGATTGGTCGATGAGAGCTGCGTTGGGCGGTAGATGTAGCCCAGCTCTACAGCATAGCCAGAAGACGGCGTAGGGGCCACGTAGAACGTGTTCTGATCCCATACCGAGTAGTACTTGGGCACACCGGTTTGCGTGCCATCAGGCCAGTACTCCTTCATGAAGGAGGTGTCGCGGAAGTCCAAGAACACCTGCTCACCGGCTACCGTGATGATCAGGTAGCGATGCGTCAGGATGTCGCTTGGCGCAGCCAGAAACTTGTTGGAGGCCGTCAGAGTGCCCGCGACCTCCAGCTTGAACACGTCCAAGTCGATCTCACGAAGAATCTGGTTCTCCGCCATCGTGATGAACGTGTTAATCACCGCGTTGGTGAAGACGTTGCTCCCCACTTCGGTGTAATTGCGGATGTTGGTGACAAGCTCGTCGTAGGTCATGATGTGCTCACAGTCACAGAACCGACGACGCCTTGCGCAATAAGCGCCTGGCCTTCGATGTAGGGCCGCATGTCATTCGTGTTGCGGGCAGTGCCGTAGCTCTGAAACGCCGTGAATCCTGGCGCACCGACGTACACGGAGACGGGCTCGATGCGATCGGGCCGAGGATCGCGTAGGGCAATGGCATCGCCACGGTAGCGCAACGGCTCCAACTGCGGCTCTTTGGGCTCGTAGTCGTCCGGGCAGACCATGTAGCCCTGCCATTGCTTGCGCAGGACGTTGTACGGATAACGCTGTCCGCAGAAGTCGCACAGAGCAAGCGAGTATTTGCCGGTTGCGTAGGCCATGCTACACCCCCAAATCCGGCACGAATTGCACGCTGGCGGTGTCGCGGTCTTCCATGGCCGCGCGGTTGAAGTCTTCTTCGTAGATGGCCTTGAGCGCAGCCGTGCGCTCAGGCGCGAACTTCAACGACAGGTAGTAGGCCAGGCCTGAGGCAAGGCATGGCAGGAAGCGGAAGTTGACGTCCGCCGTGTTGGTGTAGTCGCCAGCGTCTTGGATACGCCGAATGCGGTAGTACACGAACGTGTAGTTCTGATCCGCCATGGGATAGAAAAACACCTTGGGCGTGTTGGTCCGCTGCACATAGAACTGTGAGGGACGCGCCTGCGAAGTCTTGTCGGGCACGTTGAGCCAGTCTTCCCGGCTGATGCGCTCGATGTAGACGTCCGTGTTGACGCCTTGATTGTTCTGGCGAATGATCGCCTCTAGCACGTTGACAGTGGCCGTATCAAGGGTGATCTCGTTGACCCCCTGCGTAAGCGCGTACGTGGCCTGTTCAATCGTCCACAGGTTCAAGCCGCGATTGGCCCAGTCGAGGAAGAGCAAATTGAGCGAGCGGCGGGCCGTGGCGAGCTGATACCCGCTCTGCGGCCGCATACCGCAACGCTCATAAGCCTCTTCAACCAGGTCGTCAATCGACAGGTCGAACGTGGTCGTGCCAGACGTCGTCATTTAGTCGCACGCTCCACCTTTGCGGTAGCCCTTGACCATCATGCCGCCGCCCATCTTGCCAACAATCTTCTTGCCCATCGCCATGCGCTTGTGCTCGTTGATGTTGCCCTTGTTGGCCATGCCGCCCTTCTTCATCATGACAGGGCCAGTCTTCTTGCTCGTTTCCGAGACCATCTTGTTGCGGGGACCGCTTTCAACAGCCCCGCCGCCGCGCATCGCGCAGCCCATTCCACGTCCAGCCATGATCAGCCTCCCCGCTTCATTGCACGGCCCTTGACGTCGGCCGTTTTACGCTTGACGGCACGGCCCATCTTGTCGGCCATCCCGCCCTTTTTCATCTTGCCGACGCCGTCGGCGGCGAAAGCGGGAACGGACTTGCCGCCCTTTTTCACCATCTTCATGCCTGCGTTCTTCATTCGCTTACCCTACCTTTCGGATTTCGTCCAGCTTTACTTCCAGACGGTTGAACCGCTGATCGACGTGATTGACAAACTTGTCAATCCGGTCATCGACCTCCTTGCGCGTTACGTGGTCACGCGCGACTTCCTCTCTCGTCTTGTTGAGCAAAATGCCGAGCCTTGCGAGCTCGTCCACCTTACTCTTCAAGAAGAACCCCATAACCCCCACGACCGCAGTCAAGACTACGTTCCAAAGCATCATCTCCACGGGTCAGCACCTCCACCTCTTACGAGCCTGACGAATCCGGCTGTTAGGGTCTTTGGCTGCCTCAGGAAACATCTTCATCTGTCCTTCCGATCGTGCACAGTACGAAGCACGCCGTTTGGCGCGATCACCTGTCGGGTCTTTCTCGGTGACAGCGGTCTGCAGCTTGCTACCGGGGTTCGCACGGCGGTACGCCTGCACGCCCTTCTTGGTCATGCCCGCACCGGCCTTGGTCGGGCGGAAATTACCGCTCTTGACCGAGGTTTTGATGCCCATGCCCTTCTTGGTAGCCATTACGCGGCCGCTCCACCTTCAAAGAGTACCGTCACACTGGTGATGGTGGCTCCAAACTTGACGTAGACGCCGTCCTTGAACAGGATGCCCTGGTCAGGAATGACGAAGTTCTGGGAGTCTGCGACCGTGGTGGACGACAGCGTCATGAGCAACGGATCGGTATCCGCATCCCCATCGTAGAACTCGATCGTGGAAGGGCCCGATGCGCCATGCGTGAAGTACAGCCCGCAAACGCGAGTCCGTCCATTGATCGCTTGACCGGTTGCCGCCTTATAGACGGTTGAGATATTGCTGGCGCTCATGTCAGCCCCCGCTTAAACGAGGTCGCGAGCTTGCAGGTACGTCACCGTGACAGTAGCAGCGCCCGTGGAGCCATTACCGTTCTGAGCAGTGAAATCTGCCAGGACCTGGATGTCAGTCGTGCCGACATCAGTAGCAACACTATTCAATGTGCCACGAGTCGTAGCGGCCGTCTTAACCGAAGTGGCCGGCAGGAATGCCGTCGCCGCCGCAGAAGTACCAACGGAGACCGTGGCGGTACCCGTGTCGTTGTTGACGGTGGTGACGTTCAGGATGACGTCAACAATCTGCGAGCCAGCGGGGATGGTGGCGACAACTTGGTCAGCAGCCGTTGCACCGATAATGTCAATGACCGCCGATTGGGCCATCAGCACGAAGCCGACGTTGGCGACGTCAGTACCGACAGTGGTGCCGGTGGTTTGGGAAATAGGGCCGGCTTTAAGCGGGCCCGAAAAGGTAGAAGCACCCATTTTGATCCTCACATGCGAGTGTGTTGAAGCACATCTGTCTGCATGTCGTCAGCCGGGACTGTCAGATGTGCCGGTAACCCCGGAACTTGCATTGAATATAACCGAAGTCCACCAAAAGAAAAAGGGGGCTTTCGCCCCCTTTTTCGTGCCTCTTAGGCTCCTGGGCATCCGAAGATGCCGCGAGGATCGCTGAAGCCGAAGCTGTAGCGCTCGCGAGCCTTGTAGCGGACGTTGCCAGTATCGAAGTCGCCCTCGAAACCAGTGCGGATCGCCACACGAGAGAACATCTTCATGCCGTTGGGCGCGTCGGTCTTGATGAACCATGCGTCCGGGTCGGTCAGGAAGTGGTTGACAGAGTAGCCCTGCGGCACCATGCCCATGTTCCGAATGGCGTTGATGTCGTTGTCGGCCGTACCAACGCGAAGCGTGGACTTCAGGATACGGTCGGCAGTGAACATCAGCTCCTTCGGGATGATGAGCTTGAGGCCCTGGACAGCGATCTTCAGGCCACGTTCATCCGTGAACGCAGCGATGTCGATCAATGCCTGCTCCAGAGAGGTCTCCGACAAGTCGGCCGGGGTGGTCAGCTCGTTCTTGAGGTCCGGGCCCGACAGGGTCGGGTGATCCAGAGCACACAAGGGCTTGCCGTCGCCACCGATCGAGGTGTCGAATGCGCCGTTCAGAACCGAAGCAGCTTTGATCTGCTTGGTCTGGGCCATCGAGCGAGCCAGTGCCTTGGTGTAGCGGGCCGACAGACGGTCGTAGAGGTTGTCCTCCACGGCTTCTTCGGTCAGCGAGAACGCCAGGGCGATGGTCTCGTGGGTGTAACGAGCAGTGTAGACCTCTTGTGCCTGGTCGTAAGCGACACCAGCACCTTCAGTCTTCACCGGAGCCTCAGCGAAACCCGACTCCATGACCTCTTCTTCAAACGCGCGGTCTGAAGTTTCGATCGAGTAGATTTCTTTGTGCTCTTCCTCGTAGTTCTTGTATTCAAGGCCAAACAGAGCATTGAGACCAGGCTCAAGCTCTTTGACCAGTTGTGCGCGGGAAATTGCCATGACTCAGCTCCTTTACTGACCAGCAACACCGGCACTGCCGTACAGGTGCTCATTGATCTTCACAACAACCACGGTGTAGTTCTCATCGAGGTTGTTACCGGGGACATCCCACTTACCAACGAGCTTCAGGTTCAGCGCAGCGGTAGTGGCGATCGTGGACGAATCCAGAGTCATGTTCGACAGACCGGTCGTGGTGGAGCCCGTGGTAGAGGCCGTCACGTCCGCGTTCTTGCCGAAATCAGCCTGAACGATGTCCTCGTCAGCCTGGATGATGAACAACTGGCTGGGATCATCAATCACATCGGCCTGGATAGTGCCGGAAGTGATGTTGATGGAGCCCGGATAGAAGTTCTTCCAGGTGGGCTTGCCGGTGGTGGGATCGACGTAGTACACGCCATTCAGAACGCCCACAGCCGCCGTATGGGTGGCAGGGTTGAACTTCAGGATATACCCGTCTTTGAGGGTGACCAAGTCACCTTGATAAATTGCCCCGGACTGGTTATCAGCGATCTGGTAGCCGTACTGCTTTTGAGAGCCGGTAGCCGACAGATTGCCGAGAGGACGCAGACCAAAGGGCTTGTTCACGTTAGCCATTTGATGGTTCCTTCAAAAAGTGAATTCACTGGCCCTTGGTAGAGCCGCCGAATGAAACACGAGACCTGCGTTCGGGCCGCTGAATGACCATGTTGTGATGCGCATTGGCCTTCATCAGCTCGTTATCCGCAGCCTGCATTTGGTCGATCGCTCTGGTCTGATAGTACGCCTTGCGCTCGGCCACCGTTTCGTCTGGAATGCGTGCCAGCATCAGACCTCCCACGCTGATAACACCA